GTTAGAGAGAAGTGTGGCGCGAATGAAAAGCCACCAAACATGCCTTTTGAATGGAATATAACCACCAAGGCGGCCGCAATAAACCTCAGCGATGTAAGTGAGTCAATCCGTTGAGCTTGCATTATTTTCACGCACCTCATTATTTAAACGGGTAAGAATACGATGTCTATCACAGAGTCTCAACTGCTGCAGATCCTCCCGAACGCCCGCAATCAAGCCGGCGTTTTTGCGTCCGCACTCACGCTGGCCATGGACAAATACCAGATCAACACGCGCCTGCGCATGGCCGCCTTCATTGCCCAGGTCGGCCATGAGTCCGGCCAGTTCCGCTACGTGCGCGAGCTGGGCGGTGACCAGTACCTGAGCAAGTACGACACCGGGACGCTGGCTGCGCGCCTGGGCAATACGCCTGAGGCTGACGGCGACGGCCAACGATATCGCGGACGCGGCCTTATCCAGATCACCGGCCGCGACAACTACCTCGCATGCAGCAAAGCCCTGTTCGGCGATGACCGCCTGCTGCGCACGCCCGAGTTGCTCGAGCAGGCCGAGTGGGCGTGCAAGTCGGCGGCCTGGTTCTGGAATTCTCGCAACTTGAACGCGCTGGCTGACAAGGGTGACTTCCAAGGGATCACAAAGCGCATCAATGGCGGGTACAACGGCCTGGCAGAGCGCGAGACCTTCTATAAGGCTGCGCTGAAAGTTCTGGCCTGATCGCTACCCCGCTCAATCCGCGCCACGTTTTGCGATTCGTCGTTTTGTGGCGCTTGATCCGTACTCATCGACTTCTCCCCTCCATAACGATATCGGACATGCGGCCCGGGCGCGGGATCACTTTGTAGACTTCGGTCCCGCGCGGATCTGCTGCAAGCCCTTCAAGAACTGCCGCGACATATTTGCGCTGAAGGCTCACGGTTTCGCCGCGCTCGAGCATGGCGCGTATTTCGGTGATGGTTGCCATCGATCAATCCCCTGTCTGCATGGCTTTGCCAATCTCGGCGGCTGCGCGGACGATTGCTCGGCGGGTTGCCGCTGCCGGATCAAGGCCGTGCAGCTCGCTCAGCTTCACATCGTAGCTGTGCAGGCTATACACATCAGTGATATTCGCTACCGCGTATTTTTCATGGATCCTCACGCCAGTGTACGGCTCGATTCGAAGCGATAGCAGCACCGCCAGGCGCAACGCCTCACCGTCGTCGCTCAATGGGTTCCACATCTTCGTATCAAGCCCAGCCTGAAAATACGGAAAGCCAGAAGGGCTAAGTTTTACGTCGTACCCTGCGGCCTTTGCTGCCAGTTCCAGCAACTCGCGATCCGTCATGCTCATATCCTTCCCCTTCTCTGTATTTTCCATCCGGGGGATTTAAACCCCCGGTCGGTCGTTGTATTCCGTGGCCTGTAGCGGTGTGGTAGCTGAAAAGCTGCTGAAACCGCATTTGGGCGTGACTGATAGTCCCTTTCTAGTCACCCGTTTTTTTCATGGGCAGCCATTGCTGCTTTGAAGTTGACGTGCACCTCGCCGAACACTCCGGCATGAGCAAGCACCCACTCGTAGAGATCATCGTCTTCGCGTTTGTCCAGCGTTCGCTTGGCTTGCATGGTCACGTATTCACGGCGGCGCATTTCGAGCCATTGAGCGAAAGCCTCAAGGCTGTTGACGCCCGCGTGGCGAGTGAAGGCATCCAGTGGAGCGCCGGCAAGCAGCTCGTCGACGGTCATCATTCCGGCCGCCTTCATGCGCTCGGCCAGGGTTCCGGCTTCGGCCTCCTGGTGCATCAGCTTCGCCTTTATCTGGTCGTTCTCATCCCTGAGCTTCCTGATTTTTCCCCAGGCCCTTGTCAGCGATTGCTGTCGTAACTCGGCGACGCCTTCGAAGTATTCGGCCTTCGACAGATCGTAGGCTACTGGCTCTTGGAACTCATCGGCTGGCGCGGTGCGCTTATCCCACTTAGCAATGATCAGCTCTCTGCTGTGGCTTTTCTCTGTCTGATACCCGCAGTCTCCGCATTCAACCCAATAGCCTTGAGGGCTCTCGTAGCCGATAGAGACGTCTTTGCTGCCGCATTCGCATGGTGGCAGATCCCGCGAGATTTCGATTGCCTTGCTCATTGCGCGCTCTCCTTTGACATTTCCCGCAGGCAGCTCAGGCACGTCACCTTGCTTTCGTCGAATGAAACCTTACGCATGTATCCGCACTTGGTTCCTCTCAGGCCCTGGGCGTAGTAGTCGCGCGACACATCAATCGGCATTCCGCGCTCAGGTTCGCCGCTGAAGGCGTGGACTTTTAGGGGGCGACTCATTGCGCGATCTCCTTGTTGGCCGACTCGGTGCTTGTGATGGCGCGGCGCACAGGCACCATGGCGCCCCTGATGTACTTCATCCCGTTGAATACGCCGGGCCCTACCGGTGACCAAGTGGCCGCGTCATCTTCCAGGTGCTCATCCGTCGCTGCGATCGTGTCCCCGGCTTCAAGTAGACGATACGCAATCGTGGTCGGCTCGGCGCTGGCAGCCAGTCCCTCTACAGCCTTGCTGTAAATGAACTTGATCTGATCCCATGAAATCATGTGTTTCTGTTCGTACTCGCCATCGCCGTCGCAGATTTCGCAATGCTCGTCTGGCTCATCCAGATCTACACACTCGGGACAGTCTTGGGTGACACTAACGCTGAACTCTCCGATCAGAAGCGCTTTCGCCCCGTTCTCAGCGGTCAGCCTTCTTGGCATGACGCAGTATCCATCTGGTATCGCGCCCACCTGTTCGGCGCTCATAAAATGAGCCTGCACCGCCGTACGCATCTGCGTGAACACGGCGTCACGTTCCATACGGTTGCGGCAAATGGCGTCTTCGATCTGGTCGAAGCGGTCGCGCAGGGCTTTCGGGATTGGATGCTCATTGCTCATTGCTTGCTCCCGAGCGCGGTGTCGATAACGGCCTTGGCGTGCTCACGCATCGAGGCGCGCCCCTGCTCCGGCATGTGCTCCCACGGATAATCCATGCAGGCGGCCAGCTTCTTGGCGGCAGCCTCTAAATCCAGATGCTCTTCTTGCACGGCAGCATCAATTCCGTAGGACTCCCGAAGCTCAGCACGCAGCGAGGCGATCAGGTTCGTCTGCTGCTCGACGACCGTGTTCAGGCGGGCGACCTCGCCGGCATCGGATCGGGTGAAGAGTGGAGTTACCGGCCAGCCCTTGGACCGCCATCGCTCCGCAACTGCTAGCGTGTAGGTGGTCGCCGATTTGTCATCGACGTGATCGTCAGTAAACCATCCGACCGGATCATCTTGCCGCTCGACACCCGGCCGCTCGGCTGCCGATTCCAGCAGCTGGCGGGCCAACCCGCAGACGCCGTTCGGCACAAGTGCGCCTTTGCTGTCGAGGGCCCGCAGCGACTTGATGCTGTTGACCAGTTTGGCGTTGTCGCCCTTGAAGCTGTACGGCGTGCTCTCTTCCTTGCTCATGACTTTACCCCTTCGTTTATTTGTCGCCGGACTGCCCGGCCTTCACGCTTTTCGATTCCTGCACCAGCAGGCGGTTGATTGCCGCTGTAGCGCTTTCGCCCTTCGCCTCAAGGTCCGCCAGAGACTCAGCGGCTTCAGGCTGCAACTTGATCCCGCTCAGCCGTCGGCCGCCCCGGGCCAGCAGATTCTTTTCGTGCGCCTCGACGCGGCTGGTCGATGTCTTTGGTTTTTGATTCTTCATTCTTGGTCGTCCGACTCGTTCTGTACTGGCAAAGCCCGATCAATGCCGGGCGAACTCTTTGTGGTGGCTCTCTCGAGCAGCTGCTATCGCTTCTTTTGCCTGCTCGATAGTTTTGAATGTTCCGACCTGAATCTTTTTGCCCTTGACTCCGATAACTGCTCGCCAGCTCTGACTGAAACTATGCCAGTGAACACCTTTCACTCCAGATCTGTTGTTGCTCATCATCGAGCGGTTGTAGGTGTTTTCCAGCTGGGTCGATAAGCGCAGATTTTCAAATCGGTTATTTGCTCGGTCGGTATCGCGGTGGTCGACTTGCTGGCATGGCATATCGCCTGTTGTCGTAAGCCATGCCAGTACATGAGCCAGCCAAGCGCGGCCGTTAATCCGTATTGCGATGTAGCCTTTGTCATTAACGTAGCCAGCTGCCGAGCCAGCCGAAGCCCTTCCGCGAGACTCAAGCCAGTAGAAAATCCCTGTACTGGCGTCGTAGCGCAATACTTTATCCAAATCGTCCTTGGTCGTATCCGCTCTCCAGTTGGGATCGATAATCAGGCTTGATGTCGGCGGGGTTGGTTAGTAGAAAGCGATAACAAGCCAGCCATCTACAAGCTTGATGCGCTTGCATTTACAGCCGCATTGCGCTGCAAAGTCGGCAGCAGCCAGGGCTTCAAATTCATCTGCAAAAGTCATCATGCCCATCTCGCCCTGCTCCGCTTCTCGGTCAGCGCCGCGCCTCCCATGGAATGAACTATAGGATAGTTGGTACACCAACGCAAGAAGAGAATTAGGTTACCCGTGCATTAGGGTTTCGGCCTGCTCAGATCGCCCGAACTTGGCCGCCGCCAGATCGCCTGACGTGTCAGATTCGTTCGGGATGTATCGGCCATAAACCCGGCTGATCATCAGGAACGACGTGTGCCCCATCTGCTTGGCCACCCACATCGGATGCTCGCCCGCGCTCAGCATCATGGATGCGTAGGTGTGCCGGGTCTGGTACGGGTTCCGGTAGCGCACGCCCGCCCGGCGGATGGTCGGCGTCCACAATGACTTCCTGATCTCCTGGTCACCGTTGAATGCCCGGTTGTGCCTCGGGTCGTGGAAAACGGCCTTCCCTTCTATATAGGTGTGCTCGCGCTGGGCCTTCAGCGCCTCGAACGACATTGGCAGCAGGCGCACACTACGCACCCCGGCCGCCGTCTTCGGCGTCTCTGCCTCGCTGGCTGCCGCCGTCAGCCCTCGCGACACCCTCACTTCCCCGCGATGCCAGTCAATGTCGCCCCACTCCAGCGCGACAAGCTCCGACGTGCGCAGACCGGTCCAGAAAGCGAACTGCAACAGGTTTCGATACTGCCCGGTTGCTGCCGCCAGAATGGCCCGCTGCTCGTCCGGGCTGAATGGGTCGATCTCGTCCTCGGTGCGCGGCTTGCCCTTCACTGAATACGTCCAGCCGGCCAGTGGGTTCGATTCGATCAGTTCGTCGTCCACGGCATCGCTCAGGGCCGAGCGCAGGCAGCTTTGCACGTTGGCCAGCCGCTTGTTCGTCGCCGACATCTTGGCCATAGCCGCCTTGACCTCTTTGCGCGTGACCGATGCCAGTGCCAGGCTGCCCAGCGCCGGGACCAGCACCCCCGCAACAATCTTGCGGTAACCGTCCAGCGTGCTGGCCTTCAGAATGCCGGCCTTGCGCTCAAGCCATTCGTCCAGGTACTGGCCCAGCGGCACCTGGCCGGACTGGCCGACAGCCGACGCCGCCCGCTTCGACCGGGGAAACGCCTCAGCATAGTCAAACTCGCCCCGGTGAATCGCCAGGTCAATCGACGCCTTCTGCTGCTGCGCCCGCTTCAGGTTGGCCGGCGTAGGCTCCAGCGGCAGGCGCTCCCGGCACTGCTTGCCATCGACCATGAACGAGATTTCGATACTGCTTTTCGATGCCGCACGCACCCCGCGCTTCGCAGCCATACGCCACCCCTGACGAATTCGTTTAGTTGGCCGACAGTTTAGACCTGTGCCGCGCTGGGCGGCACCGGTGGATGTTGGTCAATCCATTTGGTACCAGACGCCGCAATCGATGCCGTCGGCCTTCAGTGACTTGTACATGGCCTGAACGCCGGCGTATCGCCGATTTCCTTGCCCGCTGAAAGGTGCGCTCAGGTGAAATGCCCGGGCGTGGTAGGTGGTGGCGCGCTGCATCCAACCTGTGATCCCGGCCTTATCCAGGGTTTTTTCGCGGAGCAGGCCGGCCTTGATGTAAACGCGATCAAGGTTGGCGCTTCCTCCGTCATCCTGCGCGGCTTCTGCGGCAGCTTTGCCTGCTTCAATGGCGCGAGCGACTGCTGCTGCAAGTTCTGGCAACTGATCTTTGGTCATGGGGATTCCTCGCCCGCCGTACACCGGCAGGCTCTTGTGTGGGGCAGGGGTTAGGGTGTGGCGGACTAGATTTGACGCTCGGCGGAAAGGATCACAACCGAAACGCTGGTCCCGGCAAACTCATTCGAGTAAATATCCGACCACTCATGACTGAGGCCCGGCAAAACGTCCTTGCCTTTCGCGCTGGCCGGAAGCACTGCGACTAGTCGCCCGCCATCCTTTAGCATCGATGCCGCGTGCTCTATATGCGCCTGCCAGCGGCCTTCGCTGTACGGCGGATTCATCACTATTCGGTCATAGCGTCCAGTGATCTGCCATTTAAGAAAGTCGGCCTGCTCGACGTAATGACCCTTCGCCTTGAGGATCTCGCAGTGCAAGGCGCTGATCTCCACGCATACCGGCTTCGGCATTAAATCAGCCAAACCACCTTGGCCGGCGCTCGGCTCAAGCCACTTCATGCCGTCCACCGCTCCGACCATGGCGTTCTCGATTGCTGCATTGGCCACGACATCCGGCGTCGGGTAGAACTGGTGCGACTTTTGATCGGGAATGCAGCCAGAGCAGACAACTTGATCAATTACAGGGCCTGGCTCGTAATCAAAGGCCCAGTGGTCGCATGAGCCAAGTTCGCCTTTTTCGCCCTTCACCCATACGCCGCCAATCGCCTCAAGCGCCTTCTCAGCCTGCTGGCGTGCGGCCTTATCGTTGCAGCCGTAACCGAAAACACGGGTATTGGGGATATTTGCGCGGCCAACCTGCCAGCCATCCTTCACGCCTCGCCACCCTGATTTCATGTCGGCCAACTGGGCCACAACGGCGAACGGTAGCGGCTTGTCGAACAGGACAAAATCCTTGATCTTCTTCGCGCGCTTCGGCTTCTCGCGGAATTCAGCAGGGATTGCAGCGGGGTAAAGGTTTGCCAGCGTGGCGTTAAGGCGCCAGGCCATCTCTGGATGCACCTCCAGGTGAGCAGTGCCGACGCCGCCATAGACGCGGATGCGAAGCGAGCCACCATCTACAAACATCCACTCGCCGTTCTGGCGGCGCGCGGCCTTTATCACTGGATCGGTGACGCCATGCTTCGGCTCATCTCGCCCCATGAACTTGGCGATCACGCATCGCAGGTCGTTGATGTGGCCTGATGTCTCGTAGCCGAAAACGTTGGCAATAATCATCCGTTTGCCGAAGCCCTGCGGCACGTTGGTCACATGCTGGCGACTCAGGGCGCGAAAGATTCCGTCTACCCGCTCGGCCAGGAACTGCGCCCGGCTCGATAGCAGGCCGGACAGTGTTGCGCGCACGCTCTCGTCTGTGAAGTCGGGCAGCGGCGGCAAGTCGCCTTCTTGCGTGTGCTTGTTGTTCTTTCGGCCCAGCGGGTTCTTCATCTGGTCGAACCACTCCTGCCGGCGCTTCTGCGGCATGTAGTCGATTACGTCGGTCATACGCAGTGCGCGATTCCAGAAGTCCGCATTGAGCTGGCCGACCGCACCCTCAACACGAAACAGCGCCTCGACGGTGGTTGGCATGCTGTGGCGGCTTTCGCCGACGTTACCCTCAACAAAGTAGTGCAGCACTCCGCGGCAAGCATCGCCAGACACCGACGCGGCCATATTCTCCAGGCGCTTGCGGGCGGAATCGTACTCGCCGACAAGGCTATCAACCAGATCGCTCGACATGGGCGCGAAAAACTCGCTCACATCTTCAACAATCTCTCCGTGCAAAGTCCTCGCTGGCGCATTCATGCCTTCACACTCCAAACGCTGCCGTCTACCAGGTCACCGCGGCGAACAAACTTCGCCCCGCCCGTCAGGTGATGCAGGATCGCGAACTCGGCAGAAGTGCGAGCCAGCGAGTAGGTTCGCCCGGTCGGGCGGTGGGTGTAGATCGTTTCCATGCGGGTTACTCCTGGCTGAGGATGTCGAGTTGGGCCTTGGCGCATTCGTCGGGGCCGTGCGGCAGGCGGCTCGGTTCGATTACTTCGTACTCACTGTCATCACCGTCATCACTGTCTTCACCGTGATACAGAGCTTCACGGCGAGACTTATTGTCGAAGTCGTCGCGCAACGTTTTGCTGATAGTGATTTCGTGGCGCTCATGGGTCAGGAACTCGATCAATTCGGCGTCAGTCATGGCATCCATTTTGATAATGGCTGTCTGCAATACCTCGCTGATTTCTGTTACTCCCGACCGCTCCTTGATACGATCAATAATCTGATGAATTCCGGGGCGGACCTTGTGACGCAACTCCTTTTCGCCGACCTTTTCACGTTTCGCCGCGGCCTTCGCTGACCGCTCCTGCGTACTCTTCGCCATATCCCTATCCCTTATCCTGCAAAGCGCGTGCGGTATTGCACGATGTCGCGGACTGTCGAGGCTCCGCACTTGTAGATCTCAGCCAAGAAACCGTAGCCCTTTCCGCCGGTTTCGTAGATGGCCCGCATTTCGGAAACCTGCTCGCTGGTCAGCTTCGCCTTCTGATGCGATGCGCCGACCCGGCAGCCGCTGGGCGCCCTTGCGATCTCGCTCATAATTCATCGTCCCGGCAGATGGCCTCGGCCCACTTGATCGGCGACGAGCAGCGGATAACCTGGTTGATGACCGGGCGGCAGGCGATCCGGACCTTATCGCGCACTGAGTAGGCTGAAGCCTTGATGGCCGCGTCGGTCCCGTGAATCCGGTAGGCGAGCAGCAGGATCAGGATCGCGTCCATCATCGTTAACTGATGGCTGGTATTGGGCATGGTCATGGGTGATACCGCTGGCAGGTAGGTCGTGTTGATGTTGGCGCGCCCGCTGGCGCACCTTGGATCGGATCATTCGCACTGCGACGGTCCTGGGAAGGCGATGCGGTAGGTGTTAACCAACCGGTCCATCCTGTGCCAGCCGATGCCGATCTGATTCCGCACCTTGAGTTTGCTCAGGCCGATCTGCGCCAGTGCATTGATACGCTCGACCAGCGCCTTATCCTCGCCCGGCTTTACATGCCGGCTTCCGGGGTTGCGCCCGGCACCATTGCGCAGGCTTATTCCTGACAACTTGCAGATCTTCGTTATCCGGTCCTGGGAAATGCCCATGTGCTTGGCCATTTCCGTTTTGGTCATCGTTTCGCTCAGCGTTCGGATCTGATCGGCCATCTGTTGTAGCTCGATCTCTTCCTGCGTCAGCTGAGGCTCTGTTCGTGCCGGGCGGGGTCGGAATTCAAACGATTCGATTTCGTGGACCTTTCCGCCCGAGCGTAGGAACGCTTCTTGTGCAGAGGCCAGTGTCGATCGGTCAATAATTCGGAGGTCGTTGTATTGGTTCATTTGGCACCCAAAGGAAAGGGCGCTCATGGCGCCCTTTTGGTCGGTTACGTCGGATTTATGGTCAAGCGCCGATCAGGCTGTGGAGCGGCGCAAAAGGTATGTCGTCATCGAATGAGTCGAAGTCAGGCGCAACCCCGCCCTGCGGACCATTTGCGCGATGCGCCGGATCTGTCTGCTGCTGGCGAGCCGGCTGCTGGCGCTGCTGAGGTTGCTGGCGCGCCGCCGATTGCTGCTGGTTGCCGTCTTGCGGCTTTCCGCCCAGGAGCTGCATGGTGCCCTGCATGTCGACGACGATTTCAGTCGTGTAGCGCTTGATGCCGTCCTTCTCCCATTCTCGGGTCTGCAGCTTGCCCTCAATGTAGACCTGGCTGCCTTTGCGCAGGTACTCACCGGCGATCTCGGCGACCTTGCCGAACAGTGACACGCGGTGCCATTCCGTTTTCTCGACCTTCTGGCCGGTCTGCTTGTCGGTCCACTGTTCGCTTGTGGCCAGGCTCAGGTTGGTTACCGCGTTACCGTTGGGTAGAAACCGAACTTCAGGATCTTGTCCGCAAGTCCCCACCAATATGACTTTGTTTACACCGCGGGCCATGCTCATTACCTCGATTGAATGCCCCAGCGGCTGCCGGGGCTTGAATAGTTATGCCGCTACTTTGTCCAGCCTTACGCCGGCCATGCTGAATGCGGCGCCTTGGGAGGCGACCAGTGCGTCGAGCGCTTCCCAGTTGACCACCAACACCGACAGCGGAGCCTCGCCAGCGGCCACGGCCTTGACCAGCTCCTCCAGGTCGAAAACATTGGCTTGCAAGGTCAGCGCTTGATGGGTTGGTGCTGCTACAGGCTTGGCGGACTGCTGAACGACTTGGGCAGCTTTCACCGGCTCAGGAGTCGACACCGGCGCTGGTGTTGCGACAGGCGCGGGCTCGGGAACTACTTCGGCCGCCTGCTTCGCCTTGGCTTCGTCCTCGATGCGCTGCAATTCTTCCTTGCGGATCTTCTCGCGCAGGGCCTCGGCCTTTTCTTCCTCGGCTTTCTTGTGTTCGGAAATGCGAACTTTGATCAGTGCCACCAGGTCGTCATTGGCCTTCGTGACCAGCTGCTGAGCGTCGACAAACAGGAAAGCGTGGTCGATGGCGAGGGTGCGCAGGCTTTCAAGGTTCAGGCGGATAGCGTCGGCCAACTGGCTAGCGTCGATCTTGGCCCGGGCCAGCTCGGTATCAACAGCGTCCTGCAAGCTGGCAATGGTGCGCTTGTTCTTCATGGCGCCCGCGAAGTCTGCTGCGATCGGCGGCAGCACCACTTTGCCCAGGGTCTTGTTGATCGCTGCGACGTGATCAGTCAGCGCCTGCTCGGCCTTCTGCTTGATGCTGGTCTTTACGACCAATTCCTGAGCCTTGACCAACTTGTCGACCTTCAGCCGGGTTTCGCGGGCATGCGCAGAGACGCGATCCAGCGACGAAAACAGTTCTTCGATGGACTGGGTTTGCGACAGCGCCTGCTTCTTGGCTGTCGCGACTGCTTCCTCAACATCGCCGCACCACTTGACGGCCTTTTTGGCGTCGGCGAAGTCCTGGTCGGTGGTCAGCGTAGTTTTCACCGTATCAATGACCGCCAAGGCCGACTGCTCGAACACTTTCAGGTTGCTGGCGGTAACCATGCCTGTCAGCTCGATGCGCAGCGCTGGCAGTTCATCCGGGGCCTTGCCGACGACGATTGAAGGCGCGCTGTTGATCTCATGCACCGCAAGATCTGCCTCGAACTGCTTCCAGCCTTCGACCAGTTGCTCGGCGCGACCGGCGACCGCGCGGTACTCCATACTGACGAAGTTGTCAGGGGTGCCATCGGAGCAAACGAAAATCACACGTTCGGCCCCGCTGACCAGTAGCTGCTGCTCAAGCTGCCAGTAGTAGTGCGGACCCAGGTCTTCAGCCTTCACCTGGGCGACCAGCGATTCGTTCCAAAGCTTGTGCTCGAACAGCGTCTAGCCGAGCATCGTCGCGCCGTCCATCGAGGCGAGCAAGTTGCCCGAGGTGCCTACGACCGGATACAGCTCTTCGCCGATCATCACTTCAACCAGCGGTCGGGCCGCCGCCTCAGTGGCATGGCCCTTGTCGAAGATGAACTGCTGAGACGGCGTGACGTCCGGCGCGATCCCGGTCTTTTTCAGGGTCAGCAGATCGGTGCGGGTCTGGTACTTCGAGGCGCCCATCATGGCTGGAGCTTCGGAGGCGGTGAAGTGCTGGCCGCGCAGGGCATGCCACTCGGCGGAACCTTGAGCTACGTTGTGAATTTTCATGCTGCGTCTCCGTCGAGGGCTTTCAGGTTGGTGATTTGTTCTTTCTGCGCATCGGTCAGCGTGTACTTGCTGCTGATGGTCGCGATCAGGTGTTCGGGGCTGGTTCGGTTGGCGTCAATCAGCGGCTGCCACTTGACGAGGTTTTCTTTGAGCAGGTCGTCCGAGTAGGCCGGAAGCGCTTCGGGCTCTGGCTCGGCCTGCTGTTGCGGGCTGACATCGCGAGCGACTTCCTCGAACGCCTTGCCTTCCATTTCGTCAGCCGTTGGGGCTGATCCGACCTCGGGGAATGCCTTGCGCAGGGCCTGCGCCTCGGCGCACTTGGCAAGCTGTGCATACGCTCGCTTCAGCCACATGGCATTCGGCGCCTGGGTGTCTTTCTTGGCCGTGGCGTAGTTCTCCAGCCAGCGCTCGTTGGCGGTGAACTCGGCGACCAGGCCGTTGCCCATCTGGCGCTTTACCGTCACCCGGCACCACTCTGGGAAGGTGACCTCTAGGCCGGAAAGCTTCATGGTGATCTCAGGCCCATAGACCGGCTCGCTGATCCCGGCATACTGGCCGGTGCGCGCTGCCTGGATCCGGTACAGGCCAACACCAGGCATCACGGTGTCAACCATACGGCCCGCGGACTTGCTCCAGATAGGCACGATGTGGACCGGCTTCAGCATCGGATCAAGCTGGGCGGCCTTGCAGTAGGCCAAAACCATGACCACTGAGTTATGGGCGGCGCCCGGGTAAAGGCTGCTGCTTAACACTTCAACAAGGGCTGACTCGGACATAGCCGGCACATGCTCGGCCTGCTTCATAACTGCGCTCATGGTTGTTACCCCCCTGGTCCTTTGGAAGAGACCGGTTATTAGTTAAATCGGCGCGACCAGATCAGCCAGCGCGATGATTGTGAGAAGGAAAAGCCACGGCGATACGCCGATGAACGATCCGGTCCAGATCAGCCGGCGGCGCTTTGATTGGCGGGCTGTCATAGGCTATCCGCCTTTTTCTTGAAGAAGACCGCGATCTGCTCGACCGCCGCATTGATCCGCACCTGGGCGGCCTTGCGTTCGGCCAGCCGGATCGCTTCCCGCTCAGCGCTCCGTACGGCACTCGCCTCGTAGTCGTGGAAGAAGTCATTCGACACTTTCCGGGGCCTGCCCCATGCGTCGTGCTGCCGATCCCATTCCCGGGCCTGGGCGCTGTCTGCGTAGCTGGTGCTCATGGGTCGGCCCTCAGCAACTGGTCTCCGATGATGCGCAGGCGGTTGCGGATGCGGGCGCCTTGGGCGTTGATCTCTTTGCGCTCATCGAGCAGGATCGCCATCGATCGGTAGATGTCGTCCTCTTCTAATTCCTTGTCGTCCCAGGCTTGGATGGTGTCGACTGCGTGTAGCCATCCCTTCCACTTCAGAACCTCTTCAGGCTCCATCCACTCGCCGCTCATGTACCGGTTGCGGTAGGGCTTCAGGTCGACGAATGTTTCGGCGTCGGCATGCTGCTCGCGGATTGCCTGAGCGTTCTTTCGCCATGCTTCCCTGTGTCGGGAATAGGCCTTGGCCAGCTCGCGCAACTTGTCATCAGTCGTCTGCGTCATGGCCGCGCTCTCACGGCAATCCTGTTGCCTTTCTGCGTGGCTGAGAGCTTGACGGTCAGGTCGCACACCTTGAAGTCCGGCGACTTGCCGATCACATGATAGAACGGTATGCCGTGGGCAATGATGGCCAGGCCGCGCTCGATATCTGCGAGCTGTTCGTCGATCAGCGATTTAACTGGCGCGGTAGTCATGCGTGCATCCTCTCGGTGGCGCTGCAAAGGCGGGAGACGCGAGCGCTTCGGGCTGCCGCGAGGTTGCTGTTCATCTGGCTTGATTCTTGGTGGTCGATGTCGCCGCTCCAAAGTGCGTAGGAGACAAAGCCCTGCAGGTAATTCAGTTCCGACTCGCTGCCTACCAGGTCGCCGGCGGGCATTGCGTGGATCTTTTTCAATCGTTCATCGAAAACCGCTCTCGCTGTTGAGTTGAACATTTCAGTTTCCCTCGGTGACGTGGAAGAGACCGCTAATTTCGTGCTTTAAAGGCGGCTGTGATGGCGGAAGGTGCGAGCCTGTCCGTTGCCTGGTATGCGCTGCTGCGCCAGGCGTGCAGATCGTTCGCTCGGGTAGGTGGCAGATCCGCCCATCTTTCCGGTAACGAACAGCCCGCGAAGGCTGATCACGCTCATTTCAAAATCCTCGCCCTCTAGGGCCATCCCTGTTTCATTGTTCATGTGCCTGCACCCCTGCTTGCGTTGGTTATTGATTTCCCGCTGCCGACTCATCGAATCGGCACTGGTGAAAGGGTCCAGGCCGCGCTGCTGGCGACCGGCCTGGCTTGTTGCGTCAAGTTTTCCGTGCTCGTTCGGTTGGCCTACCGGTGTTCCGGCCGATCCGCGGTGAGATCGATGGCCCGCTGTCCGCTGCCTGTATGGGTGTTGGGCGCAGCCTTCAGGCTTGCTGTGCCACACAGATGACTCGCTGTTGTCAGTCCATGATGGAATCTCCTATTGCTCGCTCACTGGGCAGGCAGTGGCCACCTATTGAATAAAGGTGCCGTCTTTCCGGCTGTCACGCTGCCTGTAGCTTTACGACGAACTGTCGCAGCGATCCCCGTCGTTACTCTGTGCCGCCGGCAAACCTTGCGCTCCGATCTCTCGGTCACGGACGCATGCCGTGTTGCGTACTGTTCCCAGGAACTCGTCCTGGGTCTGTCTTCAAGTTGTGTAAAGAGCGGTTCGTTTCGGGTCTCTTGGAAGGGACCGATTCGATGGATGTAAAGGTAACTCTCGGTTGCGAACCTGTAAAGTCCTTTCGGTGAAATATTTTTTAGGTTGCCAGCCCCTCTAAAGAGACTAAACTTCACGAAATACCGTTGAAGACTCCGCAACCGTTAGTTACCATTGCGCATCAATCGGCGGGGGAGTTGTTCATGCAAGGTGTTCCGCTAAAACAGTTGGTCGCAGAACTTGGCCCGGCCAAGGTAGGGAAGATGCTCGGTGTAAGTCATCAAGGGATAACGAAGGCGGTTGATGCGGGTAGAGACATTCTCATTACTCTGCTGTCAGACGGAAAGGCAAAAGGGGTCGAGCGTAGCGAGTTCCCGAAAGCAAAGAAGAAAGCAGCACCAGACTGATCATGGTAAAACCAAGGGGTTGATATGGCATACGTACCAGAAGAATTGATGCACGAAAAACAGATAAAGGTCCGACTCGTTGATAGCGAGTATGACGAATGGAAAGAAATGGCTCACAAGGAAGGACAGCTGCACAGCGTAATGGCTAGAATCGCCATGCGTGCCATTCTGGAAGAGTACCGCAGGACCGGCGAGCTACCTGAGTTCATCGCCAAGCAGCGCGCATAATAATCACTTAAATTTTTGGGGTGACCGCTTTGACCAAGGATGAATTTGTAGAGTTTGCCGGCGATGACTTCGCCGTCGTTGTAGTAGCCACTGCAATCCGCGGCCTGACCAGGGTTTTACAGGTTGAGGCGGTTATGCCATCAGTGCGTGCAGGCATGATCAGCAAGGGAGTTAATCCATGACCAAGGAAGAGTATTTTCAGTGGACTGGCGCCGAACGGGCTGAAATCGAAGCCGCTGCAGCCTCCAGGAATATGACCGGCCAGGAGCTGGTCGAAATCCTGATGGGCTGCAGCGTGCAGAAGCTTGCAGAGATAGGCAGGAAACCGGGGGAGCCGCGCAACGTGGTCGCCCAGGTCAGCGGGAATGTAATTCAGGTCAACTTCAGTTCAGCAGCGGCAGATTCCTGGAATCGCCGGAGGGCTCCCCAGGCGACATCAAAACGCCGTCAGTTTGCCAATCGCGTCAGCCTCATGCCTATCCGAGTCCCTTCCACGTCACCAAACGCCAATTCTACGGCGGTCCCTTCCACGTCACCTGATACTGTTATTCCATACAGTAGTTGTTAACTTACCAGACAGAACATTTGCGCGCTACGTTTTGAGAAGAGCACGAACGTAGCGCGGGATGATATAGACCAATTTCAATCAGGGGTGATTAGATGACAAACGGAATATCAAGCGGGACGGTTGAGGTGCAATGCAGTGATTTGACTGGCCTGGCGCTGGATTGGGCCGTGGCCAAGGCAGTCGGTAAAAAGCTGGAAACCCATGGCGGGCGCAGCTACGTACCTGGCCACTGCGGCGACTCGTGGAGCACCGGGCAATACGTTTCAAGTCTCACAAGGTGGTCGCCGTCAAACGACTGGAGCCAGGCCGGCCCACTGATCAGCAAGTACCTTATGGACTTCACGGTTGAGCATCCCGAAACCATCGGCGCCGCACTGTGTGATGAAAACGGTATATATATCGATGACCGGATGATGTTCGGGAAAACCCACCTTATCGCCGCCTGCCGGGCCATCATTGCCGCGCACCTGGGCGAGGTCGTGAGCGTTCCGGCTGAGCTGGTCGAAAATAAATCTCCCGAGTGATTGCGGTAAAGCGCTTTTGCGCTTACATTTGAGCAAGGCACGATGAGGTGATTTATGACGCTCGAACAGTTCAAGGCAATCGCAAAGCTGATCAGCGCCAGGGGTGGCGTAACAGAGCAGGGCGCCATGCTCGTTCTGGTTGATGGCATGGAGCCAAAACAGGCCGCCGAATCTCTAGGCGTCCCGGTGCAGACGGTTCAGACCGGTATGCGTCGATTCAAGAGAGCGCTGGAGTTGGCGAAAACAGCAACCCAGTAACCTAGATTTTCGTTTCAAGGCGGTATACCGTGCAGCCTAGTCTCTCCAGAGGGACCGGAGCGCACAAAAAAATGCCCCGGCGGATCAGGCCGGGGCGATACATCTACATCTAGAGAGTGGTCATTATGGACGCGTCAAATGCTGTGAGCAACAAGGGATTGGAGTGCGCGCCACGTTTTCCGATCAAAGAAATCGTAGCGCGGGAAATTGCAAGGGGCGAGGCATGAACGGCCTGTATGAAGTCGCCACCATTTCCAGCCGTCCAAAGAAAACACCGCACAAGGACGCTGGCGAGATTGTCAGCCCGGAGGCTGTGTCTCGTTTCGGTTACTCCCGACGCATCGGCAAGATCTCCAATCAAGGTCAGCCCATTTACTCTGCCCACTTTAAGCACTGGCTTTGGTCTGTGCAGGGAGGGCGATGCGGCTATTGCGGCGATGATATGGCTCCTGGCGGCAATGCCCAGATTGACCACATCATCCCGCAAGCTCTTGGTGGCGCTCACGTCCCGCCGAACATGATGTACGCCTGCACTCCGTGCAATTCCGGGAAGTGCCATCGGAGCATTTCCGAGGTCAGGAACATGATTCGCGTGAGGCGCAGCAAGGTTGCTGGCGTCATCCTGCCAAAACAGGCGCTTGCGCTTGAAGCGATGGGTATCGACCTTGGGTTGCCGAAGACCGTCGTCTTCCTTTGCGAGCTAGAAGCCTGGGATCACGTTTCCATTCCTGCGGAGGTGATGCCGTGAGTATGGATTTGATGGTCAAGGCCATGAAGGTTAAGGTTGGCAACCCGTTGCGGAAGCTGGTGCTGCTCAAGCTGGCCGATAATGCCAGCGACACGGGTGAATGCTGGCCGTCGTACCAACACATTGCGGATCAGTGCGAAATCGCAAGATCGACTGTGAAGGTGCACATCCGCGAGCTTGAAAAGGCCGGCCTTCTACGTCGCGAATTTCGCCGAAAGGGCGAACTGAATCAGTCGAATTTGTTCCATTTGACGCTGGATGGTGGAGCTGTAACACCTTCAGTTAGTGGGGCGGCAGAAAACCCAGGGGGTGGGGCGGTAAAAAACCCACCTCGGGCGGCAGAAAACCCAGGGGGTGGGGCGGCAGAAAACCCCAGAACCAGTCACTCTTCTGAACCAGTCAAGGAACCTAAAAAACCTATGGCCGACAAGCCGGCCGGGGCGTTCGATTTGTTCTGGTCTGCTTATCCGAAAAAGAAGGCCAAGGGTGATGCTGAGAAGGCCTGGGCGAAGGTCAAACCTGACCACGCTCTTTCCGAACTGATCATCGCCGCGGTTCTGGCGCAGAAGCTGTCGGCGGACTGGACGAAGGATGGCGGCAAGTTCATCCCGCACCCGGCGACCTGGCTGAATGCCAAGCGCTGGGAGGACGAGGTAACGCCTGCCACTGACCAGTCGCCTGCGAAGCCGAAGTCGTCCGGGCCTGACTTCTACGACGAATCCTGGCGAACTGATACGAGTGATGACCTATGAAAAACGTCACTCAGCTAATCCCAACTGCTGCGCGCCAGCTTCGCGTCAAGCAGCCGTTGCCCGTGGCTACCCAGCCGCTGGGCGTGGTTGATGACCAGACTGGGGAAATCGTTGAGAAGATTTTCCGACAATTGCAGGCGATCTTCCCGGCATGGAAACAGGCCTGGCCCGATGACAAGGCGCTGTCGTCTGCAAAGCGGAGCTGGACCAAAGGGTTTATGGATGCCGGTATCCACGACCTGGACCAGGTGCGCTACGGGGTCGAGGAATGCCGCCGAAGCGGTTCACCCTTCGCCCCGAGCATCGGCCAGTTCATTGGCTGGTGTACGCCCGGGCCGGCGAGCTTCGGTATGCCCGCCCCGGCGGATGCGTGGCTTGAGGCGCTAATGGGCACCTACAGCCATGAGGCCGTTCGACTGGCCGCCAATGCCACGGGGTTGTTCGACCTTCGCGGCTCCAAGCAGGACAACAAGGGTCTGCACGAGCGATTTGATCGCAACTACGAGGTTATATTGCGCCGCGCCCAGGCCGGCCAACCGCTTAACGGGGAGATCCTGGCCGGCATTGGTCACGACAGCCAGAAGTCGGAGACCGAGCTGGCCAACGACTACGCCGAGCAGCGGCATGCCCGAGTTAGAGAGGCTCAGGGCATTCCAGCGACCGGGGCGGATGCACGGGCGCAGCTGTTGGCGAAACTGAAGATCAAGCGGGATGTGAAGCCATGAGCGATCTCAACGAAATGTCGAATGCTGCTCGGTCGGCGGCAATGCGCGGCGGCATGGCAGGCTGGGGCCGGGTTGGCGGACTTGCCGAGCATATCCGGTACATGGAACAGCGGCCCAAGCGGCCCGGGCGAAAACCGAAATGCAGCTGCGGCTGTGATACGCCAAAAACGCATGTCGGCAAGGCCAACGGTGTCGCACTGACTAGCGGATGCGAGCTTTCGATTCGCCGATGGGTGAAATCATGACCGCCGCCCAGCGAGCCACCGTAAACCAGCTCGTCGCTGACGGCTTCAAGGTCGTCACTGCCAGCGTCGAAGTCGTCCGAGTGACCAAGGGCGCAGACCGGCGCATCGTTTTCCCTGATGGCAGCCAGAAACGAGCCAATCACACCGAGCACAAGCGCGCCTAATCCCGTGTGGATAAGCCATCGCGGGGATTGCTCGCAAAACGGAATAGAACCTGCCTGGCGCGATGTCAGGCAGGATTAACGGGATATAGGGGTGGATGGGATGAGTGATTATTCGAAATTGAAGGAACTGGCTGAAGCGGCAACCGCAGGACCCTGGGTGTCCAGCGGAAACTGGGTAAGCACCTCGCGAGGAAACTCCATCGCTGACGTTCCCGCGTGGCGATGAGGAGTTCATCGCTGCAGCAAACCCTTCGACGGTTCTAGCGATGCTCGCCGAGATCGAGCGCCTGCGGACCGCCGAAGGCGATGCCATGACCTATAAGGCCGGAATGGAAAACGTCGCCCAGCAGCGGGACCAGCTCAAGGCTGAGAACAAGAAGTTCGATGAGGGCATGCGCTCCATGGCGTGCTCCCTTGGGGCTGGCGGCTACAACGCTGAAACCCTTACGGCTGATCAGCTTGTCGATAAGGTCCAGTGGGGGCTGACGAACTTGGCCGACAGCTCTGCGATGCTGCTGGATAAAGTCAGGGCCGAGCGCGACCAGTTGTTCGGAATGACCGAACAACTCAAGGCAGAGAACGATGCGCTACGAAAGCTTGCCATAGAGCTTCGTGGCGCAGCCAAATGCTACAACCTTCACCACTGCAAGGCTGAGCAGCATGGGATTAGCGAGCCGTGCAAGGTCCTGGCTCGAATCGACGCCGCCATGGCCAAGTGAGTACCAGGCGCACAGTGAGTCACATACTCACCGTGCGCCAAGTCATCACCGTGAGTACTTCGCGACATACTGGTCGATAAAATCCTGAATCACCGTCGTCATGTCCGACTCGTTGCGCATGCAGGCCCGGCGGAACCGTTCGTGTTTCTCCGCATCGAGGCGCACGTTCAGGCGCTTCTCTTCGGCGACTGGCTTGCTGGCCTGGGCCAGAATCTTCGGCGCCCTGTCGGCGACCTTGCTGGGTGCTGTGGTGAGTAATTTCATGGTTAGGCCTCCAATAGTTTCTTGACGGCTTCAGCGAAGCGCAGCGACTCCAGGCGTATCTCGCTGTCGCCGCTTCTCGTAGGGGTTTTCCCTCTGGCAATGGCTGTCGGGTATCCGATCCGGTCGCGCAGGGGCACGCTGAGCACGGGCAGGCCGTAGCCATTCAGCGCCTCGGCGATATCCCGGCCCAATAGTGTGTTCTGGTCCAGTCGATTGACGTACAGCGCCGCGATGAACTCGGGGCGGTGTGCCTGGTGCGCCTTCATCAGCTCGATTGAGTCGGCAGCCGCCCAGATGTCGAACATGCTCGGTGCGCACGGCAGCAGCGCCATGTCCAGGTATGGCAACGCCTCTGCTGACAACTCCCCCTTCGTGTCGATCACCGCGTAGTCAAACCCCGACAGCCCCCTTAGGTCTGACAGGCGCTCGGCGGTGAATATCTCGAGCGTGTTCGGCAGGTTCGCAATCTCCGTCCACCGGCTGATGCTGCCTTGTGGGTCGGTATCTATCAGGGCAACGCGGTGTTTCTGAGCCAGCGCCCCGGCCAGGGTGACCGCGCTGGTTGACTTGCCAGCCCCGCCCTTCTGCGTCCATAGCCCGATCTTTTTCATGAGTACAGCGCCCATCGTGAGTATTTGACTCACAGAATATACGAATGTGCGGAAATCGCTTTGCATATTCGCGGGCATCGCATATAGTCTCTTCAGAGGGACCAGAAAGGGACCAGCAACAGGGGTTGGAGAAATGGGAAAGATTCTAATTGGGTACTCAGCTTGCGAGCTGACCCGTAAGGCGTTCGAGAAGCACGGCCATGAAGTCTGGACTTGTGACCTTCTGCCTGCTCGCGGCGAAGGTGGAAACCACATCCAAGGCGATATCTGGTTCGCACTGACTGCCAAGCAATGGGATCTCGCAGTTCTCCATCCGATGTGTACCTACCTGACTTGCTCGGGTGCTTGGGCGCTTATGGATGCCAACTTTGAAAAGTACCCGGGCGTTGGCTACCACCAAAAACCAAACCCAGAAAAGCTCTATGGCGCCGAGCGCCGAGCTGCACAAGCCGTCGAGCTGGACAATTTCCGCAAGTTGCTTGATCTGCCGTTCCCGGTGGCCATCGAGAACCCGGGCACGTCTGCGATCAACACTGCGATCCGCAAACCTGACCAAGTGGTCCACCCTCATCACTTCGGTGATGACGCAAGCAAGGGGACCGGGTTCTGGCTCACTAAAGGTCTGCCGAAGCTGGTGATTGACCCTGCTCAGTACGTTAAGCCGCGCCTTGTCTGCGAGAACGAGCACACCTTCAAGCACGGTCAGGCCGAGTGCCCTGAGTGCGGAACTCACAAGTTCCTGCCGCGCTGGGACAACCAAACTGACGGCGGCCAGAACAAGCTGACGCCATCCGACGACCGCTGGCTTGAGCGCTCCAAGACCTATCCCGGCATCGCCGCCGCCATGGGTGACCAGTGGGGCAGGTACATCGCTGAATCCATCAAAGCAAAAGTGAAAGCCGCATGAAGCTGGATCCAAGCAAGTTAAGCACTGACCCGGCACACATCAGGCAGCTGATCGCATCGTCCGGGATGACGCAGAAGCAAGCAGCCGCGGCATTGGGCGTCGGTCACCGAACGATCGGCGACTGGCTCGGCGGCAAGATCAAGTGGTCCTACCCGGCGCAGTACGCGCTGGAGTGTCTTGTTAAATATGGGGTGTCGAAAAAATGAATATTCCAAAGGGATGGAAGCTTGACCTGGTTGATTCGCCTTCGCGCTATCAGTTGACGACGCCATGCGGAGCCATGGTTTCGTTCTGTGAGAATGGTGATGGCGGGGCGTCCGCTGCTGCGTTCGACTTCTTCAATGATCTGATGGCCCAACCACAACCCGCCGCCCACCTGACCATCCCCGGTGCGCTGGAGTGGGATGGTGATAATGGTACTCACGGTGCGGACGGTGAGTCGCGTGCTCACGGTGAGTCTGAGCCGGCCTTGGCTATCGTAGACGAATCTGACGACGGGCTGTTTATCGAGATTCTGTATGGCGAAGACGGAAGCCCGCTGCGTCGCGGTGACAAGCTTTACGGGCGCCCATCGGATCGTGGCTACGTCTCGAAGCTGGCCTATGAGGCTGCGCAGAAAGAACGAGACGACCTACGCGCCCAGCTGGCCAACACCGAACAATCGCGCCGCTCGTTCTTCGACTTGAGCCAGGATCTGGAGAAGAGGCTGGCCGAGCTTCAGCGCGTCCTCGGAGGGATGCTGTTTGCTTACGATGACGGCGTGGGTCGTGACTGGTCGGCGCCTCTGCTCGATCACGCACGGACTCTCTGCCCAGCATTCGAGTTTGTTCCGGCGCCTGCCAAGACCAAGACCTGCATCGAATGCGATCAGCCCTACTGCCACGGCGTATGCGTTGAGCGCGGCGATCAGGACTATGACCGGGAGCAGGCTGCGAAGGGTGGCGACCAATGAGCCGCATGGAGCGTGTTACCGCAGATTCTTTCATCCACAAGACTGTAAACGTCGGCGGCCAGCGGATTCGCACTATGGTGCGCCCGGGTAGCAGCAAACTCTTGCCGCTTCTGGTCTTCAATGGCATTGGCGCCAGTATCGATCTGGTCATGCCTTTCATTGAGTCACTGGACCCCGATCTTGAGGTCATCGCTTTCGATGCGCCAGGGGTTGGTGAGTCTCCCGCGCCGTTCTTTCCCTATCGATTCGATGGGCTGGCTCGCACCGTCGCCAAGATGCTGGACGTACTGGGATACGACGAGGTGAGCGTAATCGGCGTGTCCTGGGGTGGCGCCCTTGCTCAGCAGTTCGCCCACGACTATCCAGACCGGTGCAAGAGACTGATTTTGGCGGCCACTGCCATGGGCATGTTCATGGTGCCGGCCTCGCCGAGCGTGATCCTCAAGATGGCCAGCCCGCGCCGGTATCTAGATCCTGAGTACGCTGCGCGGATCGCGCCAGAGATCTATGGCGGCATGTACCGCACCAATCCAGAGCTGTGCAAGGCGCTCATGGACCGCCCGAAGAGCCCGAACACGACTGGGTACTACTACCAGTTATTCGCGGCAATGTACTGGACCAGCATTCACTGGCTGCACCGGTTGACGCAGCCAACCCTGATCCTCGCTGGAAGTGATGATCCGATCATTCCGCTGGTCAATATGCGCATTCTGGCAAGCCTCATCCCCAACTCGCGCTTGAGTGTCATCGACGACGGCCACTTGTTCCTGGTCACCCAGGCGAAAACCGTTACCCCGCAAATCACCGCCTTTCTCAAGGAGTGAGTCAAATGTTGATTGGATGGGTTCAGCGCCAAAAGCGCAAGTTTTACGAGGCGTTAAGGCATGGCTGAGAAAATCTCCGTCAACTGCCAGGCCAAGCTGTCCGAGGCTATCACCGCACTTAGCGCAATGTTCCGCGACAAGAAGTTCGTCGTCGTGTCGCTGCGCCCGGGCAAGGATCGCACCCTGGATCAAAACGCGCTGTGGTTCGCCTTTTACAAGCGAATTGCCGAAATGACGCAGATCGGCGACCCGGCAGACGCCCGTCGCTACTGCAAATTGCACTTCGGCGTACAGATCCTGCTCAACGATGACCAGGAGTTCCAGCAGGCCTGGTATCGGGTCATGCGCCATCTGCCTTACGAGGAAAAGCTTTCCATGATGGGCGATTGCAAGTTGTTCGGGCCTGATGGCTTCCCTGTGACTAGTCTGTTCAATCGCGCCCAAGGCATTGCCTTCACCGACCGCATCGTCGCCGAGTTCACAGCGCAAGGCGTGTTTTTCGGTGATCTGCTGAGCGAGGTGGCGGCATGAGTATCTGGACAAAGATCAAGCTGTACGCAGAGAAGAAAGAGCGCGAGCACTGGCTAGAAACACGCTACTCGGACCAGAAGTGCCCCCACTGCGAAACCTGGCAGGGCAACTGCGGCGGGTGGAAGGGTGAGCAGCCGAACGAGCCCGACGGAATGCACGACAAGCTTCAGTGCGGGAAATGCGGGCAATGGTCGACGTGGTTTGCAGGCGCGCCCGTCCTGATTCTTGTTGATCCAAAGCCAGCGGCGGAGGTTGTCGCATGAGGTCGGCCATCATGGAGAAGAAGGCGCCAAAGCCAAAGGTCTGCAAAAACCCAGCCTGCAAAACCTCGTTCGTCCCGCAGCGCCTCGGGCAGGCTGTGTGCAGTCCAAAGTGCGCGTTGGCCACCGTGGAGGCGCAGAAGGCCAGGGAGAAAAAGTCGCTGGCCCTGGCCGGCCGCCGGGATATCAAGGTACGCAAGGCGGCGCTGAAGACCCGCGCTGAGCACATGAAGGACACCCAGGTCGCTTTCAATGCCTGGGTCCGCGCCAGGGATGCAGGCCTTCCATGCATATCGTGCGGAACAACGGCGGATATCCAGTATGCAGCTGGGCATTTCAGGTCTGCAGGAGGGCACCCAGAGCTTAGGTTTGACCCTCTCAATGTCCACCTTCAATGCAATCGCAACTGCAACATGGCCAAGTCTGGAAACCTCGGTCCTTACCGGATCGAGCTGATAAAGCGCATCGGGCAGGAAAAGGTCGATTGGCTGGAAGGCCCGCATGAGCCAAAGCGCTACACCATCGATGACCTGAAAGCCATCAAGGCCCACTACCGGGCGCTGGCCCGTGAACTGAAGAGAGCGACAGCATGAGCAAATATCCTACCGTCAAAAGTCTGCGGGTCGGCCAGACGATCTACTACGCCGCCTATGTGCCGGGCGGGCAGTCAATGGTGTACCAGCTCCGCGCCGTGGCCGTGTTGAGCGACAAAGCCGAATTGCTCCCACCATACGTGGTCGCTGACGGATTCCCTCGCTGGTTCATTCGTGAGCGCATGGCGGTTGCCGGTGGCCCTCACGGCCTTTCGTACAGCCGTCGAAAGGTGTTGTCTTGGATCAAGGCGCAGAAGGTGACGCCATGACCCGCCGCCCATCCATGTTTCAGCAGCCAGCGCCATCGCCCTGGTACGTCAACAAAACCAACTGCACCGAGTGCGGCAAGTCTCGCGCCACTGGCAGCCATGCGAAGTGCAGCCGGGCGCGGCAGATGCGGTTTGCGGGGGAGAACAAGGCATGAGCCTGATCAATCGATTCGAACGAAACACCGCCGGGCGTGACTTCGCAGTCGGCGATATCCACGGGCATTTCACCCGGCTACAGGCCGCTCTTGACGCCATCGGCTTCGATCCTGCCGTTGACCGGCTGTTCAGTGTTGGCGATCTGGTCGACCGAGGGCCTGAGTGCCGTGACGTGCTGGCCTGGCTGGATAAGCCGTGGTTCAACGCGGTGCGCGGCAACCATGACGATTACGTCGTGCGCTTCGACACTTGCGACGTGGAAAACTGGATCTACAACGGCGGCTCCTGGTTTGCCGGGCTGAATCGCGACGAGCAGGAAGAGTTCCGCGTCCAGTTCGCCGAGCTGCCGATCGCCATCGAGGTCGAGACAGCCGGCGGGCTGGTCGGCCTGGTGCACGCCGATTGCCCGTTCCCGTCCTGGCATGAGCTCCAGTTCGAGCTGGAAGGCGCGACGACACCGAAACGCTTGAAGCTGGTGCAGAACAGCTGCATGTGGTCGCGCTCCAGGGTTGAGCAGGGCGACGTTTCGGGCGTGCAGGATATTCGGGCGCTGGTGGTCGGTCATACGCCGCTGAGCGAGGTCACTGTCCTCGGCAACGTCTACCACATCGACACCGCCGGGTGGGTGCCGGGCCGTGGACACTTCACGTTGCTGAACCTGGACACCCTGGATCCGGCCAAAAATAAGTGATGGCATTCTGATTATTACGGTCCCTACAGAGGGACCGCATCGGATATGATAGCGCGCGTAGGCAAACAATCAGGGAGTGGACCGCGTGACCGGATACCTAATCAAAAACACTGCAGGCGAGACCAATCGCTTTCACGTCTACCGGCCAGGCGAGAAATTCCCGGCATTCATGCTGCCGACGATCGATGAGGCGTTTGCCATGATCGAGCTGGACAAGGCGCAGCCTGTAATCGAAGCCTCCAAGGCCGAGTCGGAGATCGACCAATGAAGGCGAAGGCGACCCCCGAGCAATTCCGAGAAGCTCTCGCCACCATGACCGTGGAGCAGGCCGCCGCCCACTTCGGCATGCATGAGCGCACGGCGTGGGCGCACAAGGCCAGACTGGAAGGACTGACCCCATCGCCGGCACGCCCAGTCGCCCAAGCATCTGCCAAGACCATCGACGCCACCAATTCCAAGACCTTCGTCATCACTGCCGCGGTAAACGCCACAAAGGCGCACGCCGGGTTCATGAAGACGCTGCAGCTCTACTGCGCGCTGCGCGGGGCTCAGCTGATCGTTATCCCGATGCGGTACCGCAACCCTACCAGTCGCAACGAAGACGGCACGGACGAATGGTGGGATGACCGCCTTGTCCCGTACCTGACGCATGAGCGCACCCGGATTGCCAAGAGCCTGGTCGTTCTGGCCGACATCAAGATCCAGCCGACAGCAATCAGCCCGCTGCAAGGCTGGCTGACCGTGAGCGGTACCGACTCGGCGATCCTGGGTCACACCAAGATCGCGCTGAAGTCCGTCGCATCCAAGATGGGCAGCCCCGCCAAGCTGGTTATGACCACGGGCGCCTGCACCGTCGAGAACTACAGCGACACCAACGCCGGCGCCAAGGGCCAGTTCCACCATACGCTCGGCGCCTGCGTGGTTGAGGTCAGCGGTGACCATGCACACACCCGGCAGATCTGCCCGCTCAAGGACGGATCGTTCATCGACCTGGCGACCAAGTACACCACCAAGGGCGTAGAGCCTGCGCCACGGGCTGAAGCGCTGACCATGGGCGACATCCATGCCGAGGTAGCAGAGCGACGCGTGCTGAAGGCTACCGCCGAGCTGGCGACCATGCTCAAGCCAAAGACCATTGTTGCGCATGACGTGCTCAACTTCGGATCGGCCAGCCATCACAGCAAATACTTCGAGAAGTTCGAGCGCCAGATGCGCGGGACTTCCAGCGTGCTCAAGGAATTGAAGGCCACCGCCAAGGTGCTGGACGAGATCAGCGGCCTGGCCGATCAAGTGGTCATGGTCAACTCGAACCATCACGACCACTTCAAGCAATGGCTGGAGAAGGCCGAGCACGCCAACGACCTGGAAAACGCTCTGGTCTACCACGAAACAAAGACCGTCATGCTCCAGGCGATCCACGACGGCGGCTACATCGACCCGTTCCAGCACTGGATGAGCAAGCTGATGCGTCAGGGCAATCTGCGCTGGCTCAAGCCTGCCGAATCGTTCTCCCGCTTCGGCATCGAGTATTCGTTCCATGGCCACAAGGGGCCGAACGGTGCGCGGGGTTCAACCAAAGGATTCGCCAACATCGGCGCCAAGATCGTCAAGGGTCACAGCCACGGGGCCGAGATCGTCGACGGCGCCCGGTCGGTCGGTACCACGTCCAAGATGAACATGGGCTACAACGCCGACTCGCCATCAGGCTGGACCTGGACGCACGACATCACCTACGCCAACGGCAAGCAGACGCTGATCCACTGTGTCGGGGGCTCGTTCTTCCGTAACGATCAGGTTGAGGCTTCGGCGTGAGCCAGGCAGCAGAGTTTTCTAACAAGTGAATATCAGGGGTGATAGATGGAAGATTTAAGGATCGATTGTGCGATGTGGCCGGGTGACCACCTGGAAGCAAGCAGAAAGCATGGTTCGCACTGGATATCGGTCGCGAGCGCTCATGGCGACGGCGCGTCGGTTGAGCTGGACGTGGATTCAGCGACCAAGCTGCGCGACTGGCTCAATCAGTACCTGGAGAGCGCGCAATGATCTACAGAAGCGTAATTGCAGCAGTGGTCCGGGCGCTGGCAGCGGAAACCATGAGCGGCACCGGTGGCCAGGACTTCGAGCCGAAGGTTCAGTGCGCCAAGCAGAAGGGGGCGATTGTCGGAAAGGAAGCGGCAATGCTGGCCGACTGCATAATCCACAAGTTGCTGCATGCCCAGCTGTCAGTCATTCAGTGGGATGCTCTGATGGCCAAGTACAGCACGCACAAGCAGAGGAAGCTGGAGTCGATCGCTCGATTGATTCCGTGCGTGTCGAGCGCTGCCCCCGAGCAGTTCACCAGGCAGGCCGTGATCGTGTGGGCTATTCCGCAAGTGAAGGGTGCGCGCAGAGAGGCGGTGAAGCTGGTCGCGCCAAAGATTCGCAAGGACAGGCGCGACCCGGACAAGTGGGGCTGGTGGAATGATGCGGCAAAGGCTGGAATCGCCAGAGCAAACCAGAGTTTCGCGGCCATGGCTGAATCCCGGTCCAGCGATATGATCGTTCTCGCTGACTCCAATTACGACATGGCTACCTGGGACAACCAGGGGCTGACCGAGCGAACCTATCAGCGCTGGAACAAGGCAATCAAAGAGAGCCTGGAGTCGATGGTGGATAAGGCGCTGGTAGAGGCTCAGCATCTCCTTGAGGCGGTCGGCGCGCTTGAGAAGGAAGTCGCGTGACGATGAAAGCGAAATACTGGTTGCGCGTCGTGTCGTCATGTCGTACTGTGTATCTATCCTGCCGTCGTTGCGGGTCAGGTAGTAATACAGTCCCTCGCAAGGGACCATAAAGCACCGAGATAAGTCCCCGCAGATGCGGGGCAACTACCTAGAAATCCTCGGTAGTTCGAACACTGGCAAAAATTGCCATAGTTCAAATCGTCTACATCGGAATGCCAGCTCGATCGACAGGAAGCTCTCACCCCTGGCGGAATGTTGATTGAGCTGGCACCCCAATGCAGATGAATGAAGCCCAGAAGGACCGTAGCGGAAGCCGGACGACTTTGTAGGGATAGCAGTCAGCGTGGGGACTGAAGGGAAGCGCCACGACAGCGGCCTGAAAGGGTTGCCATCTGCACTCAGCCACGCCGGTAGTGAAACAGCACAACGCTGCGGATCAGGCCGGAATGCACCGCCAAGTGGAAACGCTCGGCGCCGGATAAAGGTAACCGGCACAAGCGGATAGCGCAGGTCGCTAGATAGCTTTCCAAGCTGACGATCAGGGTTCGATTCCCTGTATCCGCTCCAAATTTAGGAAGGTGGCGCCCAGTGGTGGGCAATCCGGTTTGAACCCGGAGCTATCGGAAACGGTAAGAGTTCGACTCTTTCACCTTCCGCCAAGCAAGGCTGACTGAAAGTGCGCTGGGACGCACGGCGGACTGTAAATCCGCTACCTGGGTTATGTGGTTCGATTCCATCAGGCAGCACCAAACACAGAGCCTCGCCATCGTGCGGGGCTTTTCGTTTCCTTACCAAAAATAACCCTAAGGGGGATGTTGAATGATGAAGCGAGTATCGATGTATCTGGGGCTGGCATTCGCCGCCTGTATGGCCTGTTTCTCGATGGGCGCACTGGCCGAGCCTGTCGCTTATGCCTACCGCGCCGCTGTCACTCTGGCCGAACTGCCAAGTGTCGGCCTGAAGCGACTGGAACTCACCCTTGCCATGTGGCGAACGGGTAGCCAGTCCGATGACCAAAACCTTAAAAGCAATCTGCGCGCATCCAGCAACCACTTCGTGATGACCTCGGCGAAACCCGGGGTCGAAGAATACGAAGGTTTCGCCCCCTGCTGAATACGCTTGGTCGCGGTGGAAAAAGCCCGTACATGCTGCGGGCTTTTTTGTACCTCCGAGGAAAGCCTCTATCCAAGTGGATGCTTTCCCGGACGTATCAAGTCCAATCCATTCGGCACCCATGCAACCGTCCTTGCTCCGAGCGGACGAGATATGCGTGGAGTGCCGGACCTATTACTGCTCCCGAACAGGGAGATCACCGGATGCTCACCATGCCAGACAGACCTGAGAGCTGGGCCAAGTTCTGGGAGGCAATGAGCAATCCGCTCCTACAGGGCGCAATCATGGCGATCCTCATTTCCCTCCTTCGCGTGCTGTACGACGCAAAAGAAACCAGTAAGCGCCGAATCATCTTCGAAGCGCTGATCTGCGGGGGGTTGAGTCTGTCGGCCAGTAGCGTAATCGCCTGGATGGAGTGGCCGTCG